CAAGAGCAGTTAGAAAAAATCATCAAGGAATATTTTTACGACGACTACAACATCAAGATCAACGAGATTGTATTTGCAGCTAACGTAGAACAGTTCTGCACGATCTACACAAAGGAAGCACCATGAGCGTTGACTACGATGCTTGGCTAGACAGAAAACTTTACGAATACGACAGAGAGAGGGAACAAAATGACCAACAGTTGGAACAACAGGAGTACGAACTTGACCAAGTACAAGCCGACGAGGAGTGACTGGATCTTATGCACAGCATTAGGGATTTGCTACGGAACACTGCTCTACCTGTTCATCAAATGAAGGAGCCAAACATGAAATTCAACGAACTCAGAAAAATCAACGTAACCGAGAAGGTCGAGAAGAAAAACGGCCTTTCTTACCTCTCATGGGCTTGGGCCGTGGATACATTGTTACAACACGATCCTACAGCTACATGGGAGTACAAGCCTCACCAAATGTGGGGCGACACGGTGATGGTGTTTTGTGAGGTAAAAGCATTCGGTGTCTCTCGCACCGCACAACTGCCTGTCATGGATCACCGTAACAAAGCAATCTCTGAGCCAGATGCTTTCCATGTCAATACAGCTATGCAAAGGTGTTTAGCTAAAGCTATCTCGCTCCACGGTATCGGGCTTTATATCTACGCTGGAGAGGATTACCCAAAAAAAGATAAGCCTTCCGTAGACGACCACATAAAAACGATCTTAGAGGCGAAAACAGTTGACGACTTGAAGGCAGCATTCACGAGTGCGTACAAGGTCTTTAAGAACGATCCTGAGGCTATCAAGCAAATAGACGCATTCAAAGAACAACGTAAGAAAGAACTGACGGAGATTAAATGAGTCAGATTCTCTCTATTGCCAAGCAATCAGGGGTTCTCATCTCTCACCGAGATGAGTTCCTGAAGTCGGTGGAAAGGTTTGGCCGGTTGATGCTTAACAAGTCTAAACCGCTAACACCAACACAAACGGCTTACTTAACCGCACTCAATGACTGGATGTCGCTGAACGACCTGGCAAATAAATTCGGTTGCACACCACAGAATGCCTTGAAGATGATCCGCGCTCTGGAGGCTCGCAAGTTGGTTACGAAAGAAAAACTCTACAGGAAAACCTGGGCCTACTACTACAAAAGAAAATGAACCTGAACACATTTGAAGAAGGACTTCTGGACTCGATCCAGACAGAGCGTTGCAAGAAACTGCTTTGGTCTGTCATCCAACTGGCAGTCGACGATGCTTGCAAAGCACCCTATAAAACTAGACCGACAGACGACACGATAACCGCACTTAGGTTCCTATTCGGAGACCTCCACGAGTCAGGGCTCGACAATTATCTGATGTGGCTTGACGTTGACAGCAAAGAATTCAAGAGACGCATGGTCAATGCCATGTTCTCAGAGCGTCACGATAAGTTCACCGACTTTGAGAGACGAGCCTTCCGAGCTAACTACAACTGGTACTTACGAAATGAGATCAATACTGACAAATGAGACTGACCGCAGGAGGGTCATAGAGGCCATAGAAGCCACTGAACTAGGCTACATGGTAACTATCTCCAAACCTCCTCGCACAGCGGCTCAGAATCGTTTTTACTGGTCGATCCTGACAGCTTGCGCGGAACAGTTAATGGGCCAGCAATACACCCAAGACATCTGGCATGAGTGGGCTAAGACGAGGTTTCTTCCGTCTCGTGTTGTTGAACTTCCTGGAGGCCAAGTAAAAGAGATCGAGCCTTCGACTGCTTCGCTTACCGTGTCTGAGTTTTCGGATCTCGTAGAACAACTTCTACAGTACGCAATCGAGAAGGGTTTGGTCTGGACAGATGAAATGAAAGACGCTGAACTCGACTTGAGGAAGATCAATGTACTCAAACAAAAAGTTGCTTGAGGCTTGCAGGCATCTGCCTTGTGGAGCGTGTTTTTGTGAAGATGGAACTGTAGTCGCTGCTCATAGGAACCAAGGCAAAGGCATGGGCATTAAGGTATCTGATGCTTTAGTAGCATCTCTTTGTTTCAAATGCCACGCATACTTGGATCAAGGAAAAGAAATGTCTCGTGAAGAACGTCGAGACTTCTGGAACCAAGCGTACATAAACACAATGCAAGCAATGATCGAACGAGGGATACTAAAGGTGCAACATGGAACAAAGAACTGATGATTGGTTTAAGGCAAGGCTGGGCCACTTAACCGCTAGCAGGGCTTCAGACGCGCTTGCGAAAACTGGTACGGCTACGCGCCGTAACTATCAGATCCAACTCGTTACAGAGCGTCTGACAGGCTTACAGGGCGATTCTTTTACGAATGCAGCTATGCAATGGGGTACAGAACAAGAACCTGTTGCTAGGGCTGCTTATGAAGTCCATACAGGCCATTTCGTCGAGCAGACAGGGTTTCATACTCACAAGTCGATAAAGTGGCTTGGAGCGAGTCCTGATGGCTTTGCGGGCTCAGGGTTGATTGAGATTAAGTGTCCAAACTCAAACACTCACGTTGATTATCTTTTAGCTAAGGAGGTTCCCACAAAATACAAGCCACAAATGCTTACTCAAATGCTCGTCACGGGACGGACTTGGTGCGACTTTGTTTCGTTTGACCCAAGGCTTCCTGAACATCTACAGTTATTTGTCGTTCGTTACGAGCCTAAACCGGAAGAGCTGACCAAGATCGAGGCTGATCTAGTTGCCTTTCTCAACGAAGTTAATCAAATGGAGTTGTCGCTATGCCAAAAGAACTAACAGGATCAATCAGCAAGAACAAGAAGAAAGAGAAGGATGTTCACCCAGACTACCGAGGTTCAGCAATGATTGGCGGGGTTGAATACTGGATCTCAGGATGGGTTAACGAGGGTTCCGACGGAAAGTATCTGGGGCTAAAGTTCCAACAAAAAGACGGTGAAACTAGACCCGCTAAGACTAACAATGACGAGGATGTGCCATTCTAATGTTAAGCGTACACCACCAAACCATGCTGAAAAAAGCGTTTGCAAAACGTCCTGCAAACATTTCCGACGATTCTCCGGTTTTGGAGAGGATCATTCACATTATCAAGTCTGAGGCTCCAGAGTGTTTTTGGTAGCCTACAGAGTTGGATAAACGGAGGTTCTTTAATGCACCACGGCCAGGAACTCCTCACGAGGATGCGGTCTATCCGTTCCCGAAAGGCTTATTATGAGCAACTGGAAAGAGTTAATCGAGAATCAGACGAGGACAGAAAAATTCAGACCCGTCGAGGAAATATGGAGGGGACGCGGCTGGATACCTCCATCAACAGAGTGCCCAGACACAATGGCAAAGCATAAAGCGTTTAAGGAGTGGTCGATCCGTGGCATCGTGGATCAACCTTATCAAGCAAGTTAAGTCATCTGATGTTGAGGAGATAGCGGCAGCGTATAACCAAGCGTTGCCGTTTGTCGTTCAGGACTGGGCAAAGATGATCTTAAAGTTAGCTAAAAGCAAACGACTTCCGATCATCGAGAAGATCGAAAAGATTCACGGACAGAATATCGGGCAAATGGTGCGAGATGAAGTTACCGCGCAACACCGCGGCTTTTCAAGAGTTCGTAAATGATGTATTCTTTGCGAATGAATACATGCACAATAGAAAATTGCCAATCGCCTGTTATTGCTCGAAAGTTTTGCAGAAAGCATTACCTTCGATGGTATAAACATGGAGACCCAAACGTAGTCTTTGACACCTTAAAAGGTATAGCAAATGCAGCAATAAAAAACAGAAAGCATGGGTGTTGGTCGCACGAGCTTTATCCTGTTTGGCATTCAATGATGGCAAGGTGTTACAAGGCTAGCCACCACAAATACAAAAATTATGGATTACGAGGCATTTTTGTATGTGATGAATGGCACGACGTAAGAAATTTTATTGAAGATATGAGCCCAAGGCCAACCGGTCTTTCGTTAGATAGGATAAATAATGACGGGCCTTACAGTAAAGAAAATTGCAGATGGGCAACAGCCGAACAACAAGCCCGTAACTCTACGAAGTCAAAGATAACCGATGAAGTAAGAGAAAAAATAATCAGCAACTACGAAAAGCTAAGGTCTCCTAAAAAAGTTGCTGAGATGCTATGTATCCAACCCTATGACGTAAAAAATGTAATGTATAGAATTAAAAGACTTAGTTTCTCGCCGGAGGGACAACGCCCTTAACGCGCTCAAAACTCCTCATTCCAGCAATCCCAAGCATCCCGCTCAAAATAACCCATAGAGCGTCAGTATCCAGCATGGGAGGAGGCTTTACATCCGCTGGAACGATCTGTTCTGCTTGCATCCAAGTCCACGCCCAGACTAAAAGCGGATAAGCAAGGAATTGATAGAACATCGCACCCGCACCAACCCAACCAATAGCAGGTCTCCAGCCAGCAACAAACATATTCTGGTTGGCAGCTTCGACTTTATTGACTTCCATTTGACCGAGGTCTATTGCTTGGTCGATACGCTTGGCCTCTAGCTCAAGCTCCATGCGTTCTCGGTCTGATGTGTGTAGGTCTCCAATGACCTTACCGACCGAATCAACGATGGAAGAGATTCCGAGCAGGTTCATAGCTTGAGCGTCCTAGAAACCCAACCAAGAAGAAACTTAAGTTGGCTGCGATCACGCAAAACAATATCCCGATACCTAGCAATCTTTGCCAGCGCGTAATAAGCCACAAATAGCTCAGGATTGGCTTGGTTGAGTGCTGATATAGTCTTAGGCCCAATAACGCCGTCTGGGGCCGTTTTAACGCATATCTGGGCAAGTTTGATAGATACGGGAACGCCAGCATTGACAGCAAAGTTAAAGAGGGATGAGGCTATAACGTCATGCGTTAAATCATCGCCTTTGATCTTGTCCCAAAAGTGCTCTTTGTAAAAATCTCGGACTAACTGCGTTGGAGGCGTTTCCTGGTAGTCGATATGATTCCAACCCTCCCATTTGGGGTGCATCTTACGAGCAATACCCGCGTAAGTCTGGCCGCCTCGGTCTCCCTGGACTTCGTGAAGGACGTAACCTCCCTCGTCCTCCATCATCTTGTCAAACGCTTGTTCAAAGTTAGCCAACAGCTTGCCCCCTAAAGTACGCAGTCCCTTCGATAACCTCGACGAGTTCAGGAGGTAAGAGTAGACCATCTCTGAAACACAAGACAGCAAAGCCTTGACACCAGGGAACGGGGTTGTCTTCGATGTAAGAAAACTGACCACCATCAGGATCGGCGAGCATCCCTGTAGATACGCCGTACCTACGTCCTCTATAGTCGCCCCATCCTTTGACTTCTAAAAGATGGGTATGCCCTGAGACCGTAGAGATGCCTGCCTTCAAAGTATTGTTGTAACCAGAGTGGATACCTGAATGCTGAAGTCTATGTTTGATCATGCAAATATCGTTGACCATGACTGACCAACTGACAGACCACTCAGGTAAATGATCCTTGAGCGTCGTACCTTGAATGCCTTTGTATTCAGGAACTGAACCTGCTAGCTTTCGATCAAAGCGTATGTCATGGTTGCCTGTGGTTCTATGTAAGAAAGTTCCTAAACCTTTACAAGCCTTGACGATCTGATCCATATGCCACTGAACCGCCTCGAGTTCATCACGCAGGCTTGTGACTGGAGACCAGTCCATAGGGCCAAAACGAGAGATTGCCCCTCCGTCGAGAATATCTCCGTTTGCGATAATCGCTTTGGGCTTTAGGGTCTTGATGAGTTTTAGGAGAGCATTGAACCCCGCGGAAGGTTCTCCAGGCATGAAGTGAGCGTCAGAGAATACGATCACATAACCTTCAGTTTCTAGCGTCGCTCGTCTACGATTTTCAGGTAAGGTAAAACGAGCGTCTTTTGTTGGAAGAAGGATGTTGTATTTCTTCTCGATTGCCCTTCGTCGCTCGTACACATTGCGAAGAGTAAGACCGATACGGTCTGAAATCTTAGTTGGGCTTCCTAGTTCTTTCCAGACTCTGATGAACTCTTCATCTTCTGACTTTTTTCTCACGCCAAGCTCCGCGCTCTATGCTCTGGATCATCTTGCGCGGAATCACCAAAGACTGAGCGATTGCGTCGTCAGTCAATGACTGACAAATTTTCACGCCCTGCTTGGTCTCTGCTAATAAAAAGCCTATAGAGACAACAAGCGGGACTTGAAAGTCCTTGGCTTTCTCTGGGCTATCACCCCAACCCAAAGTGTCGTGGCAGGCATCTTCCCAAACTACTTTAACTATTGGAAGATTGTGCTTCATTCTTCTTATCTTTTATGGCATGGAACCATTTCCAGACAAGCCAGCCGGACTGTAACACAATGTAGAGCAAGGTAGCAACTGCCACCCATTCATTTAGAGTCAGACCACCAACAGTCACAGCCGTTGTGATTGCTACAGGAGGAGTGGCTTTTGCAACTTCTACCAGTACGTCTGACTTCTGTTCGGGTGTCATGTCATCTCAATCCAACTTACAGTATATTCATCCCATGAGTACATCTTTCCATCTTGCGGCATGGTAATAGGGGCTTGCCATTGACAGGTATTCTCATCTAAGACCCATGAAGGGTACGGCTTTACAGGAATAAAAGCATCCCGCGCTGCGTCGTAGGTATAACCTATCCCTGCGTAGTTCTTTCTGAATGGTGTACCTCCGTTTGTGTGTACACCACCAATGGTGTTGTAGCTTGTTCGCTTGCATGTCTGACCACGAAATTCGCCGTACCATTGTTCCCAATCGCGGCCTTCGTCGCCTTCGTCTTTTCCAACGATGACTTCAGTCACGATATTGTTTTCATCTAAAAATGCGTAATGTGCCATTGTTTTTACCAGGAAATGTTTCCCGTCCCCGCTGTAAACCGATAAATTGTGTTTCCACCAGAAGTTGTTTTGGTGTAGGTTAAACCAGCACCAATAGATGAAAGGTCTGGGTAAACACTAGAGTATGAAATAATTACAACACCGGAGCCGCCTGCGCCGCCTGCTGCTAAAGTACCACCACCTCCGCCCCCACCAGTGTTTGACGTTCCTGCCGTTCCAGTTCCACCAGATCCAGAATGCCCTGCGCCACCACCACCTGCGCCTCCGGCTCCTCCGCCTATCCCCCCTGGGGTATAACCCGCTCCTCCACCACCACCGGCATACGTTACAGAAGAACCGGAAATTGACGATGCTGTACCTGCGCCTCCAGACCCAGAATTGGGCGATGATCCAGTATTGCCAACAGCAGAAGCTCCACCACCACCTCCAACAAAAGCAGATCCGCCGACAGCACCTCCGTCATATCCTTGCCTTGGTGGGCCAGCCGTTCCCGTCCCAAACGTGCCTTTTACTCCGCCGCCTTCGCCAGCACCGCCGCCAGATCCACCATTACCCCCATTAAGATCAGTTGAAGTACCGCCACCACCTTTACCGCCGCCAGTAGAAGTAATTGTGCTAAAAACAGAATTACTACCAATTGATTGAGACGCGCCGCCAGCACCAACAGTTAGAGTATAAGAAGTAGCAGCGGAAACACTAAAATTAGTATTAGTAAGAAACCCGCCAGCTCCTCCTCCACCACCAATACCGGAGCCAGCCCCTCCACCACCCCCACCGGCAACTACAAGATAGTCAACAGGAAAAACACCAGCTAAAGGCCAGATACCCTGACTCTTAGCAATCATCTGCTCCATCAGTGACCAAACACCTTTGGCCGAGGCTGTTGTTGGTATGTTTGCGGGGCCGATTATCCCGCCGTTACCTCTGGGCATGGCGACTCCTAGCTAATATCTTCGTAAGAACAAACAACCTTAAGATCACCGGACGTTCCTGCTGTAGCACCCAACGACTTATCTTCTTCCAGATAGATATAAGCGTCTTTGTCTATGATGACCAACGTGGAGTCAGCAGGAACAGCCACTGTAGATGCTATCTGTGTAGCCGTACCACCTAGCGCAGCAGCAGAGTAATAGTTGATCGTGATCTCTGCGTTGCTAGTTCCGTCTACGTTAGCAACATAAAGCGAGTTAACTTTTAAGACCTTGCCTGAACTTGCAGCGTTGCTAAGAATAGACGTTGCAGATGTTGATGACAGGTCAACCGTTACGGTCTTTCCGTTTATGGTTGTCGGTGAGAGTAAATTTGGTGCGGCCATTTGTTATCCCCAAATCATAGAGGCAGTGACAGGGCTAATACCACTGCTTGCAGCAGATGCCCACGAAAGCGTTCCAGAACCATTAGTCTTTAAGAACTGACCATTCGTTCCGTCTGTGCTTGGCAGTGTCCAAGTTACGTTAGAACTGATGGTTCCAGCAGCCTTAAAAGCAACATAGTTGCTTGAGTCGGTGTCTGCAAATCGTATTGCACCCGTAGCACCGACCTGTACGTTTGTTCCGTCCCAGGTCAGATTCGCAGAACCACCAAACGAACTAGAGTTATTAAACTGAATCTGAGTATTAGAGCCGCCTGGCGTTGCAGAAACAGTCGCCCAAGAAAGGTTCCCAGAACCATCAGTAGATAAGTATTGACCGTTAGATCCTGCGCTAGACGGGAATGTCAGTGTCGTCGTTCCTGACGATGCAGCCTTAAGCGTAACCGAGGCTGATCCAGAAGTACCGTAGGTTAGTTTGACACCCTTACCAGAACCACCCGTGTTTACAAGATCGATAATCCCGTCTGCGTAGACAGAACCGTCTGCCGCTAGATAACCCTGGCCTACTAAAACACTCGTCCAGTAAAGCGCAGAACTTTGCTTGATTGCTTTGCCGCTTGTACCGTTAAAGACAGCAATGAAGTTATCTGTCGATGAACTTGGGCCGGTGACATCACCACCACCCGCAGGCGTAGACCAAGACAGCGCACCAGAACCGTCGGTCTTAAGGAACTGACCTGACGTTCCATCAGCATTGGGCAATGTAAACGTGACGTTAGCTGCGACCGTTCCAGGAGCCTTAAGGGCAATGTAGTTACTGGAGTCGGTGTCAGCAAACCGCATAGCACCAGTTGCGCCTAGCTGGACGTTTACACCGTCCCAGGTTAGGTTCGATGAGCCACCAAAAGACCCTGAACTATTGAACTGAATCTGAGTGCTAGATCCACCAGGAGTCGCAGACAACGAAGTCCAAGCAAGCGTTCCTGATCCGTTTGTTGTTAGTGCCTGACCGTTAGAACCATCAGCACTCGGAAGCGTATAAGTGACGTTAGACGCTACCGTATTCGGAGCCTTGATACCTATGTAATTACTAGAGTCAAGATCCGCTAGACGAAGCGCACCTGTAGCACCTAACTGGACGTTAGAACCGTCCCAAGTAAGGTTTGCAGAAGCACCAAACGCACCAGAAGAATTAAACTGAATCTGAGTGTTTGACCCAGCAGGATTACCACCGGCAGCACCCCAGGATAATCCACCAGACCCGTCAGACGTTAAGACATTCCCATTCGTTCCGTACGATGTTGGGAATGTGTAGGTTTGTGTCGAGGTAGATGCAGAACTCGATGGCTGTAGACGTAGCGTTTTTGTACCTGACCCTGCATCTGCTGACTGAAGTTCGAGATACCCAGAAGTGCCTGCTCCTGTATTGGCCGTAACCTGCATGTAGCCAACAAAAGAGCCCTGTCCGGTGTCTGTGATGCTTGCAGACGAACTCTGAATGAGTTTGCCTGTCGTACCGTCAAACCTTGCAATACGGTTATCTGTCGCACTACTGGGCCCAGAAACATCACCCGCTGTTAAGGTTGCGAACTCAAGCGCAGAACCACCAGAGTTAACCTTCAGGTATTGATTAGCAGAGCCTAATGCAGTTAACCCAGTGCCTCCGTTAGCTACAGGCAGCGTTCCTGTAACACCAGTCGATAAAGGTAATCCCGTGGCGTTGGTTAGCGTACCCGACGAAGGTGTGCCTAGCGCACCACCGTTCACAACAACAGCACCAGAAGAACCTACGTTGACCGCTAGAGCAGTCGCTACGTTAGTTCCTAGTCCTGATATGCCCGTAGAAACGGGAAGCCCTGTGGCGTTGGTTAGGGTTCCTGATGTCGGGGTTCCTAATGCACCACCGTTAAGGACAAAGGCTCCGGCAGACCCTACGCTTACACCGAGTGCAGTCGCTACGTTTGTGCCTAATCCAGACACGCCTGTAGATATTGGTAGACCCGTGACGTTGGTTAACGTGCCGGAAGAAGGGGTTCCTAATGCTCCACCTGGAGCTATGTAATCCGTTCCAGCAGAAGCCGCGGTTACGACACCAGAGGTTGCCTTTAAGACACCCGTGGTTGTGGCTGCACGAATGACTTTCCCTGTTCCGCCATCAAAGATCGCTAGCTGAGCGTCTGTTGAAGAAGCAGGGCCAGATACATCACCGCCAGTCGAAAGCGTTGCAAACTCAAGAGCCGTTCCACCTGAGTTAACGCGTAGAACTTGAAGGGCAGCACCTAATGAGTTAAGACCCGTTCCACCAGACGTAACAGGAATCGCTGTGCCGTTGTAGGTAAGCGAGATGTTTCCTGATGAAGTAATCGCAGAACTTGCAGTCAAGAACGCAGGAGGTGTAATACCTACCGATGTAACCGTTCCTGCGCCCGTTACAGACCCCCACTTAACACCGCTTGTCTGTGTTGAGTCAGCAATAAGGATCTGTCCATCAGTGCCTACAGGAACGCGAATGTTCGTCGTCCCTGAGTTAGCGATGATGTCGCCCTTTGTCGTTGTTGGGGCTAGAGCATTAAAGGCTGCGTCTTTAGCACTCTGCCCAGTACCACCAGCAGAGATCGGGATTGAACCCGTTAACTTGGTTGCAGAGAGTGAGGTAATCCACGCAGGATCGGCATAAGACCCGTTCGTATAGACACCGTTGGTTACGGTTGCTGCGTTGATATTCCAACTACCACTAGCACCAGAGCCCGATGTTGTGACAAATGCACCAGAAGAACCTACCGCTATACCAAGAGCAGTTGCTACGTTCGTTCCCAGGCCCGTAACGCCCGATAACGGCATTCCGGTTGCGTTGGTAAGGGTAATGCTCGATGGTGTTCCCATCGCGCCGTTAAAGGTCGTAAAGGCTCCAGAAGAGCCCACGTTAACGGCTAAGGCTGTAGCTACATTAGTGCCTAGCCCAGAAACGCCTGTTGAGATTGGAAGTCCTGTCGCGTTAGTTAAGGTCGCAGCAGAAGGAGTGCCAAGGTTAGGGGTTGTCAGGGAAGGTGAGGTTGCACGTACAACGTCGCCTGTTCCCGTGGAACTAGAAAACGATAGATTGCCTGACCCGTCTGTGCCTAAGACTGCGTTAGCAGAACCATCTGCGGAAGGTAGGACAAAGGCTGTATTAGACGAGATAGTCGCAGGCGCACGAAGTTCTATGTAGTTTGAACCGTTATCTGCATCCTCACCAAGTCTTACGCGGCCTGCATTAGCCGTGACACCTGAGACCGTAAGGACATCGTTCGTTGTAAAGGTGTCGCCATCGAGCCCAGCTTGTTGGTTCTTGAGCTGACTCATCAACTCCCGAATAGCGTTGTTGATGTTACTAGGCGCACAACCCTCGGCAATGTCGATACCGTCTATGTCGGTGTTATTGCCTGGAGTTGAGGAAAACTCAGAGATCTTTGTCTTTGCCATGTTTACTCCGCTAAGAGCGACGGTGTTGCATACGCGCCTGCTGTGTACGCTCCAGCACTTCTCGCACCTACTGCTGCGCCCCCCGTAATCTGATTAACCCTACGTTGTAACTCTGCCATCATGCTATCGTCTTGCAACGCCCTTCTAACAAGGTTCGGATCTGTTTGCACAAGAATCTTGGCAACCTGCTCGCGCTCTGCTTCTGAAAGATTCTGTGTTTTGCTACTTAGGATTTTACGGGTTACGTTCAACAAAGCGAAGGGATCAAGCCTCGCAGCGTTAAATAGCTCTTGAGCAGATACATCAGAACCTATCCTTGGAGCCTGCAAAAGAGTTGGCGCAGTTTGAGATCCACCTAAAACATTTGTCGCTGTTTTTTGAGATTGCGCCGCTAAACCTATTTTTCGCTCCATTTCGGCAAGAGAATCTTGCGGATATATAGCTTTTAAGATTCTTGCCTCTTTGCTCTCTGGGTCAGCAAGCGTTGACATCAAACTCTTACGTTGTCCCGTAGTGAACTTGTTACGGAGGGCATCCATAACGCCAGACCTATAAGCCTGAAGTTGCTGAGGATTGTAATTCTGAATGTCTAACTCAACTTGATCCGCGCTCTTAGTGAACGCTTTTCTACCCTCAGCAAACGATTCTCTTGTTTGACGCAATGCCTGCGCTCCGGCCCTAGCCCTTGCTAATGGCTGTGAAGCTACGTCTAACTCTCGCTTGATCGCGCCTTCAAGTTCGGCAAGGATGCCACCATAATTACCTTGCCCAGACCTATATGCTTCGGCAGCAGCATCTCTAAGCGAACGCCTTGCAATCTCAAAGTCTTGAAGCGTTGCGCCTTTATCAAACCTAACATCACCGTCTACAACCTCAAAAAATGCTTTCTTGCCTGTTTGAGCCTGATAGTCTCGGTTGATATTTTTAACTACATCGGGAACGCGCTTTATAGCCTCACCAAAGGCCAAAGTAAGTGCCGGAGATATAACACCGCCTTGTTGGAACGCGGTTTCATAAGCCTGCCTTTCGGCTGCTCGCGCTGCGTCATCGCTCATCTTCATCTGACGCAAAACACTTCTGTTAACGCCAGGAGTCAAGTCTGACTGCAATTGTTTCTGCGCTGTCCTGCGTAACTGCTCTGGTCTTGTAGTTAACGCCTCTCGAATCACATTTCCAGCCTCTCCACCCTGGGAGTACAAAGCGCGTACAGCAGTTCTTAACGTCTCGTTCTCGGCCATGATTTCGCCGCGAGCAATCCTGTCTACAATCTCGTCGTTAGTTAAACCGCTTGTCTTGGCAAGACGCTGGATTTCTGTTTCCACTGCCCTACTACCGCGCCCGCCTATGTTGCGCCTAGCCCAGTCTGTAACTTTGTCAGCAGTAAAACCAACTCCTTCAACAGCCTTCTGGAATACAGGCCCAAGAACCGCGCCAGTTGCAGCACCAGTAAGACCACCGGCAGCGCGTTGAGACAGATCGCCCTCGGATGATAAAAAGCCAGAAGCTAAACCTTGCGCACCACTAGTAGCCATTGCTCTACCAAGCGTTGCGGGAACAGACGCGCCTCCAGTAAAAGGCGCAAAAGCCAAACCCGTTCCGGCAGCACCTAATAGCTCGGTTGCTGTTGATTCAATGGGGTTTGCTTGTTGATAGGCTTTAATCTTGGTTCTGATTTCGGATAGAACTTCGTCATACGGCCTACCAGTCCACTTAGAGACTATACCAGCCTCCATTTCATCAGAGCCACCCATCGTAAGACCTTGAGCAAAAGACCGCATCCTTTGCGGAGCAGGTTCTTTTTGCGCTTGAGCTAGCGCAGCCTGATAAGCCTGTTCGTCCGTAAGCTCTTGCTCAGATTCAACTCTGAACCTACCCTGCCCAGGAATCTCTACGCTGTAGGTGTTCATTAGGGCATCCTTGTAACTCTAACGCCGGACGGAATGTTACTCGGCTTTTTCTTCTCAGTCGCTTCCTCTTGTTTAATTTTTGACAGATCAAAAGGAGATATTTTTCTTCCTGGTAATGGCCTACCGCCTTCGTATTCCTCCAAAGAAGATCGAATGCTATTGAAATCATCGATGATTTGATTGTTTCGCTTGATGAGCATTTCAGCAATCCTTGCCCTGCTGTTTGGATCATCAACAATCTTGGGGAAAGAATCATAAAGAATTGCAGATTCTTCCTTGGAGAACCCTTTAGCACCGCCCATCGCCCCCATGAAGTCAAGCGTAAGTTGGTTTGCTGTGGCCTGTGAAGTTCTTGTATTAGCTAGTTTCTCAGGGTCAACCTGAACACCAAAAGATTGCAAAAATTGAGCCGCAGCAATTTGGCCTGGAGCAAGCAAGCCTGTGTACATCTTTTGATTTTTATTCTCTATGATTGACGCAAGACGTTGGTTTGTTTGGTCGGCAGAAACCGCTTGAGTCAGCATACTAGGATACTGCTCGCCAAATTTCTCCATTGTTTTATTTGTGAGCTTTTCTCCAGGCATCACAAGTTTTGTTGAACTTGAGCTTTTTAATTCGATTGTTCCCTTTAGAATTGCATTCCTTTGTTCTTGAGTTGGAGGCACTTTTGCAGAACCATACAATGATTTAGCAACAGTGGCCGCATCTCCGGTATAAGTTTCTCCTGCTGCGTCCGCTATCTTGAACGAGGCTGTTGGATTATTTACATCGTAAGCAAAAGTCCCTGCATCAGTGGTAAATGTTTTGTACTCAGCGGGCTTTGCCCTTGCTGCAACCTCGCGACCAGTTGATTCTTCAACAAGAGCTTCGCCAGCACCTAACTTAACTGTTTTTGGCGTTGTGAACGATTGAATTTGTTGCCCAAGCGGTATCGCAACAGATGGAGATACACCAACAGCAGCAGCCCTCTGCAAGAATTGCTGCGGATTAAACTGTGCCGGCCCTGTAGCTACAGACGGAGTTCTCATCTCCATGCGTTCAAGGTCTGTAAATTCTCGCTGAGGGGCAACCATCGCGCCTTCAATCAACCCAGGCAACGCTTGTTCTGCTCTTTGCTTCTTAGCCATTTCGCTAAGTTGCAATCCCATCATCTTGTCCTGCACTGCTTGCTGCATTGCACCACGGTAGGCTTGTTGTCCTGCCATCAACCCCTGTCCGACAATCTGCCCGATATTCTGACGTTGTGCAGAAGGCCCAGAAGCCATAAGCAAACCAATACCCGTCCCTAACAAACCTTGACGCTGCGCTTCTTGACGAAGCCTTTCTGCGTCGTCTGCCCCCATGAGTTGCCCCATGTAAGACGGTTGGCTTCCAAACAATCGAGCTAAGTATTCGTCCATCTTGCCCTCACAACAGAGAGATGCGCTTGCGTTGCACTGGTTGAGCGAGCAACGAGTTGAAATCTACACCCTGCGATACTTGTCCGCGCTTGATGCCTGGAGGAGGTGGTGCTTGCGGGGCTGACTGCTGCATCATATTTATGCCTTGCATACCAATACGCATAGCCGTAGGCGATCCAGAGGAAAAAGCCATTTTAGCTAACGGGCCACCAGCACCAGCATAAGTCGCAGAGCCACCCGTAGACATAAGCCCAGGTAAACCAAACTCACCCGTCTGCGCTGCAAGCATTGCCGCCTGCTGTGAACCCATTGTCATCCCAGGCAAAGAACCGTAGGCAGTCGTCAAGAATGGATTAGCAGTACCAGCGGCAGCGGCAGCAGTTCCAGCAGAAGCGGCAGCCTGAGAGGCGGCAGCAGCAGTAGCCATCTCAGCAGTAGCGGCAGCAGCGGCTTCGGCTGCCCCAGCGGCAGCGGTAGAACCAATAACCTCGGCTGCAATAAGAGGTTCTACGCCGCTCACGACAACAAAGCCTTTCCTGCTAGTGCTGTACCAAGTATGCCTGCAAGCGGGTTGGAGTAACTAGGCGCAACCGTCTGCATCCCTTGCGGCGCACCAAAGGAAGATGAGAGGAATGACTGTAAGGCTGCGTAAGGTGCTTGCTGTTGGTAGTTGAATCTTTGGATAGCGTCTTGTAAGGCTGCCTGTTGGTAGGTCTCTGCTGCCTGACCCGCCTGTGCAAGTTGTGCAATGTCTGTGTAGTCCTGTGCAGCCAAGCCTGGAGCAGCACCGATTGCTGCTTGTTGTCTAGCCCTCTCTGCTTCGTAGAGATCCAGACCCATACCTAGTGCTTGTTGCTGTCTACCCCTCTCAGCCTCGTAACCGGAGTAACCCAACTGTGCGGCCTGCCCTGCAAGCGCGTTAGCAAGTGCGCCTTGTGCGCGTTGCTCTTGACTCATTAAGGCTTCGTTAGTCCCATAGCGTCCTGCCTGAGAAGCACGAGACCGCATTTGGTTGATTGCGTCTTGGTACTGAGTAGTTGCTGCTTGGAACCCAGGCTGTAGTGCTGCCGTGTAGTACGGATTCTGTCCGAGATAACCACCTGCGACCGTATTAGCTAAGACGGGACTGGTTGCCCCTGCTAATGTCTCAGCACGAGAACCACCGAGCGTCGTTGCTAACTGCTGTTGCGCTAAAGGCACAAGCGGGTTGCCTTGCATAGCCCTTGTCTGCATCGCAGAGAGCGCAGCCTGCGTCTGCTGAGACGGGCCTACATAGGTCTGGCCTGTGTAGAACTCAGGAGCACCTTGTTGATAGAGTCTTTGCGCCTCGCTTAGTCCGTACTGGACATAAGGACGCATCGTCGGGTCAAGTTCGGTTCTCGTAACCGTGTTTGTCGTACCGCCAGCCATGTTAAACCTCTCTCACCCACTTTCGGGGTCTAAAACCTAACGCCTTAGCCTTGCGATCCCAGCCTTTACGCCACGAATCAAAGCTGATAGTTTTCGCGCCACCACTTCTCGCAATGCCGAGAACATGATCCAAGCCTGCACGACTATCTC